AAACATTTAGATGAAACTGGAGAGTTTGCTGATTTATTGGTTGTTTTATATAATATAAATATGATGTATGGTGGTATTTCTAAATATCTATTATACATATTAAAACTATTTAAAGCATGGAGAGTAGAGTTTATATCAGAAGGACTACTATTAAATTATAATGAAAATTATAATTATCAAGTCAATGTAGACCAAGTAACATATGATGTAAATATCACTCATCGTAATAGATGGAATGTTTCACAATATGACTGGATAGAACCAGCTGCTGAGACTGACCGTGAATTATGTGAAAAACAAAGAAGTCAAGATGCTCTATATATGGTTACAAGATATGGAGATATTAAAATTAGTTAAAGGAGTAAATATATGAACGATAAACCAATATTTACATATAACTTACCAGAAGATACCCTTAAAACATGGGATGGGCATATGTATAAATTAGAACAAACTCCAGATGGTGAGTGGGTAGAAGTAGACCTTGGTGCTAATAAAGTATTATTAGGAGGTTTACAAAGATTATGCGGTGCGTTATATAATATACCACCTAAGGTAAGAGTAATTACTTTTGAAGAAGATCTTGTAAGAGGAGCAGTTGATGATTTTACTTCTGCTATAACTACAGATCCTAATGCAAAAGATCAAATTATGGGTTATAATGTATGTTATGATGGGTCTCAAGGAACTGACGTTATTGCTTATCCTAGACATAAGAAAGGATATAATTTTGATAATCTAATTCCTTTTAGACTTATTCCTGAAGGGGATAATGATTATGAAGTTTATTATCGTGATTATCTACATAGTAGAAAAATACTTATAGAAGATAGTAGCGGTAATGAACACCCTTATATAGCATACTATACTAAGAAAATAGATGTAGATTATGCTGTTATGACTGATGATGCAACTACTGTACCAGATAACCCAGATACAGAATTAGTTACAGACAAGGATGTTAGAGCAGTAGCTCAATTCTTAATAAACATAACTGATAAAGAGCTTGTAGAATGGTTCTCTATATTTAAGAAAGGTAAAATGGAATCAGCTGGTTTCAATGCACTTTGTACAATGATAGGAAAACCATCTAAAATAAGACTTAATGGAAAAGAATTTGATACTATGAATGATACTGTAGTATTTAGTAGACTTAATCATATCTTAGTTCCACATGGAGTAGACGGAACAATTGCACTTAGATATAAGATGCTTCATATTTAAGGAGGTGAATTTCACCAATGCCAGATAATGAATTACAACAAATGATAGATCAAATGGTAGCCGAAAATAAAGAACGTTGGAAGAATGAATTCTTATCTATATATCCTACATATGAAAAAAGAGTAGCAGCAATTAAAGATATGCTTAAAGAATATAATGAAAACTGGAAAAAGCAATTTGAAAGTGGGAACTTTGTTAAAAATGAGTTCCCGCCTTCGTGGCTTAGTAGTGAATCTAAATATAATTTAGATAAATTTAATAAAGAATGGCCTGACAAAATGAAGGCGGCTGCAAAAGTTAAACATATTCAATCTAGTAATTTTGATGTAAATGGATTTAGTGGTAATCCTGTGAAGAAATTTGATATCGAAGCTTGGAAAAAAGAATTAAAGCGTAATAAAAAGTTAGGAACACATCCTGCTGATATATGGAATTATAAATTTAAAAAAGACTTGACTGGTTCTAAATGGAATAATCCATCTAAATACCTTCCAGGTAGAGATTTCCAATTTACTACATACGCTAATACACCATCTGAAGTTATAGCTGAGCAAATTAAAAAGAATTGGCTTATTGATACTTTTAGTGGTAAAAATGAATGGAATAAGAACTTTGCTAAAGGATTGACTAGTTTCTATAAAGATTTAACTAGAAATGAAAAGAATGCATGGAAGAAAGATATACATGATGCTATAGAAAATACAAAAAGACGTGCATTAGGTGCAGTAGATGACTTACTTGGACAATTGGATCCTAGAAAATACTTTGAAAACTTTAAAGAAAATATAGGTAACGCTATATCTAATAGTATTATGGATATACGTAACCAATCTATTAATCTTATAACTACACAAGTTAATGACGTTATAGATCATTGGCAAGGTGAAGCTTCTAAATGGATTAATGGTGCTAAAGCCGAAGTATTTAATGCTGCAAATAAAGTTGGTCAAGCTGTTATAAATAGAGCAAAAGAAACATTCGGACCAGCTGCAGAACGTATAGCATCTGTTATGCCTTCTGGGTTTGCTGGTATGATATCTCCGATTACATCAATGTTTAGTCATAACTTATCCAATCTAGCAAGTTCATTAAACCTTGGAGCTATATTTGGCGGGTTTACATCACAAGGTATAGCCGATATTGCTATGGGAAGTTCTGCTCACGACAAGCATATAGCTAACAGAAAGTATAGATTACCAATGTATAAGACTTATACACCAGAGATGGACAAGGACTGGGATTTAAAGAATCCTTTAATGATGGGAGATGCTTTACGGGATGTTATTAAGATAATGGCAGAAGATAATGGATTTATTCTAGATAGAAATAAAGCTTTAATACTTAGTAGAGAATCTTTATTTATAAATAGGCCATATCTTGAATCAGAAACTTCTGGATACTATCGTTCATTCGTTTTCTTTACAAGACCAAATTGTAACTTATTTAATAATGAAAGAATAATACCAGAACTTCAAGCACACCCAGACTTTTTTGCTAGAGTAGCATCAGACCCAGACCTCTATATGGAACTTTGTAGAGATGGAGCTCTTAAATCTGTATGTTGGCGTTTATTATCTAACTATTGTGTAGAAGTTCCAACTATAAGATTATCAGAATCATCTCGTGAAGGTATAAAGAATATGCATGGAAAATCTTCACCACTTCCAGGAAATCCTGAAATATATGACCAAGTTGATATATCTATAACATTTATGGATAATAATAGAGGAGATATATCTAAATTATTATATACTTTATCTATGTATAAAGACTTGGTTGGAAAACAAGAATGGCCAATGCGTAAAGAATATATTAAATATCGTGGATTAGATTACTTAATGACTATGTGGATTGTAGTTGTGAACGTTGACTGGGATGTAATTTCATTAGGAGTTGCTAAAAACTTAATTATTAATGAACCAGTAACTCATTTCAACCAACACAAAATAGATGGATTTAATAAGAATGACTTACTAGAAAACTTTACAGCATCATTTAAAGCTACATCATATAAACCAGATGCCCCAGAATTCTATGAAACATTTAATAAGTTATTCAATTTTAACCCTAATAATATAGTAGATGTCAAGGGTTCTGATGGAATTACTCTTATGGGTAATAATAGACAAGCTCAAAACTACTCATTCGATGAGGGTAAAATAAAAAGAGAACAACTTATTAAAAATGATTTTACTCCAATAGGAGCATTTCCATTGAAGGGAACATCTGAAATGGTTGCATTAAATCCTGGATTCTATAGATTAGCACCTTTAACAAAGGCAGTCATAGATGGTAAGAAAATTCCAGATAGACGTCCTAGAATAAAATTCGGGTTTAGTTGGTGATGCTTTATGAATAAACTACAAATTATAGAAGATAAAAATCGTAAGTGGAAACGTTTTAAGTATGCTAATATAGGTTGTATTAATGATAATGTAATGTATACATTTGAAAAAGTGTATGAAATCGTTACCAAACATATTAAAAATGTAGTAATATCAGCTAACTCGAGATTTACAAATGAAAATCTTCCATCTGAATATGTAGGAACAGACCCTGCATCTGTAAGAATAAAAGATAGTCCACGTGAAATGCTTGATAATAGAATACTTCCACGTATTGTATTTAATCATAGTTTCGACCCATTAGCTAATTTACGTGTCGATATGCCTAATAACCAAGATTTAAATAGAGTTAATGCTGGATTACTTGACTGTATACTTGCAGTTAAAGAGAAATCTATAGAAAATAAAGAATGTAAACCGTATTATTATATGAGAGATGTTGATTTGGTTCTTATAGGTTCTCCTAGATATACAATGCATACTATTTATGCATCTGTACTTGTAAATGAAAGGATACAAGCACAGGAATTAGCACAACAGTTTACTTATATGTTTCCAATGAATAAAGTTAAGCCTTTATATATGAGTGAGGAAACTATTACGCTTGGTAGTCAACCAGATATAAGAAAATATACATTAGAAACTTCACTTCCAGATAATTTATTAAAATTACTTAAAACTACATTTGGAATATCAGATACTGGAACAACAGGAGACTTACAGTTACTTAAAATATTACAAAAACATTCTAGAGAAGAAGTTGACTATATAATTGATGGTTCTAATAGAAAGCGTGCATTTGCTGTTAAATTTCCATTTATACCTACTATAACTCCAGTTAGTATAGATTTAGGTGAACGTGAGATAAATAATGTTATGACTTATGGTGTTAAAATGGAATTTCAAGTAGATTATATAGAATATCCAGTATACTCTTTATCTGCTTCTTTTAGTAAACTCAATACAGAATCTTATAAGAATGCTGAAACTAAAGAGTATAATGAAGGAATGATGGCTAAAGTTGAAGTTCCAGTAGCAGTATTTACTGAAACACTATGTGATCTTACCATAATAGATAAAATGAAAGTTACATATGGGAAAGAAGATATATTTGGAGAAGAAGGTCATAAATATGGAGAACTTAATATTTTAGACTTAATTCCAGACGAAAAAGTATTCAATTATATAAGAAATATGAGAGTCTGTCTTGACCCAAATGAATATAATAAGTATTTCATGATCGAATGTCAACGTGGAGAACGTAATAGATATAAGGGTGATATCCCAACTGTAGGAAACGAAAAGGATTTTATTATAGATTATGACGAGTTTGTTATCAATGATGCTAAGGCAAAAGAGGGTAACAAGGTCTATGTCGCAATTTATGTAAATAAAAAACATTTTACAGATTGGTGTGAAAAGAATGGATATTCTAGTCAAACTAATCTTTCAGCATACAATTAGGAGGAAATATATGTCTTTTTATAAATTTGAAAACTCAATACCTAATATAGATGTGTTAGTGGATATAATTGGTAGACATGAAGGTTTTAGAGAAAAAAAGTATAAAGATACTAAAGGAATCTGGACTATAGGGTACGGATTTAATATGGAATCTAAAACATTCCCTGATGAATTAGTTAAAAAATGGGAAAAGAATGGAATTACTAAAGCCGAAGCTGATACAATCTTAAAGGAACATATAGAATCTATAATTAAAGCACTTAGAAAAATGCAACCATGGGTATTTCAATTAAGTACAGCTAGACAAGCTGCAATTATAGATTTAACATTTAATATGGGTCCTGGATGGTTTAGTATGTTTTCTAATACAATATTATTAATAAAATCTGGTAGATTCAAATCTGCTGGAACAGCTTTATTAAACTCTAGGTACGCAAAACAAGTCGGACTTAGAGCAAGAGAAAATGCATATACTCTAGTAAATGACACTTATCCTGTACCATTTACAGAACATAGCATAACAGTATAGGAGGATTCCTATGAATGATAAAATTAAAGATAGACGTCGTTTTAGAACGATGTTAAACTCTGAAGATAAAAGAGAAATGAACGAGTTGATTGTAAATGAACTCGCTAGAAATGGTATTAAAGCCGATGAAATACCATTAATGAGCCCTGCTAGTATGATATTAGCAGGGTTTAATACTTTATTTGACTCTGTAAGTTCTGCTATACAATATGTAGCTAGAGAGTCAAACCTTATACATGCAGAATACCCGTCTTCATTATTTAACCAGTTAGCACAACATACAAATGAAGTTGTAATAGCTAGACCATCAAGAATATGGTTATTTGTTCGTATTCCAGTTGAAGATATCAAAAGATATGGTAAGCATGTACAAGATAATACATGGCAAATTGAATTTGATGATATAAATAACTGTATAATAGATGGGCTTACATTTATGCCAGTTATTCCAAAATTTTATGTAAGAGTTACTTTCTTACCAGAAAGAAAATTATATCGTGTATTTTATGATTATCAAGGTAAAAAGATAAATGTATTAGTACAAAATATATTTATTAATGGTCAAGAAACACTTGGATTTAAAGCCGAATTTAAGCAAGTTACTATAGAAAAATTTACAAAGCAATTTGATGATGAACAACTAGCTAAATTCTTAATAACTACTGAATATCCAATATCAGATTTTGATATTTATTATAGAGCAAATAGTGCTGCACAACCAGTAAAGATTAATAAAAGATTATTCTATACTCGTGGTAGCGGTGACTATATGGAATATAAGATTCTAGGTAATAATAGTATAGCACTTATTCATAAGTATGTACAAGGTGGATTTAAACCAGCTAGAGGTTCATTCTTAGAAATAGTATGTTATACTACTACTGGACGTGATGTTGAATATAAATTGGCTGCAGTTAGAGAGAAATTTACCCAAGCTACGGCTAGAGTAGAGTATGAACCTGTTGGTAAACGTGTCTATAAGAGTTCTGGTGGAAGTCTTGCTGAGACATCTGTTGAATATTTACGTAATAAGGTTATACAACTTCGTGGTGCTAGACGTAGAATAGATACAGAAAGTGACCTTGGAACATTTTTACTTAACTATGACGGAGAGTCAACTTTCCATCCAAGACTTACCCATAATGACATAGCATCTCGTATATTTAGTATATATACAGTATTATCATTCGGTAATTCACTAAATGGTATTAAACGTGTATTTACTATACCTACAAATACTGGTAACGTTCGTACTAAATATGATGATATGAGACATAAGGTTGTAGATGGATTTGATTATTATAGTTTCAATTATAATAATATAATAAAATCTACTCAATCTCGTCGTTCTGATAACTTTGTATTAGATAAAACTATTAAACCTGGTAAAGAACCAACAGTTCCAGAAAAACTAGACCCTAAAGATCCTTTAAATAACTTATATACATACTATTATGTAGCTCCATTTGTTATAGATTATGATAAATATAATAATATGGCCCGTGTATATATGGGTGCTCAATATGATGAAACTTATCTTACATTCCAAACATTTGAGGAATTTAATCCAAGTATTCCTGTAAGATTCGTTAATACATCAGTTAGAGTAAATGACCATTTAGTATTTGATAGAAATAAAACATCTCAACACTTTAGTTTAAATAGTGAAGTGAGATTTGAATCTAGCAATTGGAAGTTTGACCACGGTAAAACATTCCAAGCATATATAGAATTACAAGCACAAGATAAAACTATTCATAGAATTCCATGCCATACTGCAACAGATATGGGTAATAATATATGGGATCTTGAATTTAAATTAAAAACTGATAAATATGTATTTAATAAATGGTGTGAATTTAGTTGGGTAGATGATGATACTGCTCATACTGTTAAAACTGCATCGTTTAATATAAGACATAAGGTAAAAGTTATATGTATGATTAAAGAAGAAGCTGATCCTGTTTCGTCTTATAAATCTGTATCAGAATTCCAAGGAGAAATAGAATTCTTTAAAGATGTAACTAAAGATATGTTTACTCAAACAGACCAACATACTCAAGACGGGGTAATGTTTATGAGTTTACCTTTAGTTAAATCTGATTTCTATATCAAATCTGGAAACCAAAAGCAAATAACTGAAGAGGTTAAAAAGATTGTTACATTCTTAGATCATGCTGTATATGATTTACTCGATGAATATAGTAGTAGATCAAATGATGTCCATGATATACAAGAAACTAACCTAAGAGTTGCTATTAAATTTGCTAAAACTTATGGATTAAGTAAGTTCTTAGATGTTGGTGAAGTTAATAAGATACTTGTACATAATCTACAGATGAGACCTAAATTACTTATACGTAAACTCGACCCTGACTTTGATGAGGCTGCAATTGCATCTGAATTAAATCAATCTCTAATAAAACACGACTATTACATGGAAGATTTACATATGTCTTCACTTGTATACTCTGTATTGGATAAGGCGGGAGACGCTGTATCACGTATACAATTTATCAACTTTGATAATTATCCTGATAACTATCATATGATAATGCGTAATGACCAAACTCCTGATAACTTAGACCCACCAGAAGTAGTTTCATTAGAACCTGTTTACGATGAAGTGTCTGATACATATAAATTTAATATTAAATTTACATATATTTAAAATAAAAGGAGGAAACATTTATGATGAAAGCCATATTTATAGATAACTATAAAGCACATGCTGTTATAGAATCTAGAATAGAATCTTTCGCAGATTGGGAAATACATGGTAGACTTGGTGACGGGATAATATCTCCTGTTACTGTTATCAAAAGTCCAGATGATAGGTCTGTACTATTAACATACGATAGAAACTCAGAATCTACTAATGTTAAAAATGCTATGGAATCTCAATTTGATGATGAAAGAGCTGGTTTATGGTTTGGTGATATGCTTAATAAAGATAACCTTGAAGTGTTTAAAGATATGGGTGGGGGAACTGTATTATATGCTGACCAAGCTAAAGGATCTGCTAAAACTATGGATTTATTCTTACAAAAGATGCATTCATTAGGAAAATTAGACCATGCTTCATTAGATGCATTAAAACCAATGCTTACTACAGAGCAATACAATTCATATGAAAGTATAATACCTACATATGATGATATAGAAAGAAGAAAAGCAGAAGCTAAAGCAAATAGTGAGTTTGCTACATCTGTATATACTGTAGATGAAAATGGAAATGAATTACCAACTGATAAAATAGCAACTGAAGATATAGAACCAGAAGCTACTGAATATAATGGAGAAGATGCATTTAATAATGGTTTAAATGCTGAATCTGGTGTAGACCCAGAAGTAGTAGACTTCAATCCAGAAATATTGGGAGAAGATACACCACCAGAAGTACCAGAAACTCCAGTTGATAATGAAAATCCTGAGGTATTACCTGGGGATGAAGAAAACCTAGATAATATTGAACCTGGAGATGAATATAACTTACAACCTGAAGGACTAAGAGAAGGATTTGATGGAGAAAATGCTGAACTTCCAGAAGATGTACCAGAAATAAATCCTAACTTTGAAAAAACATCAAATGATGAAATGAATGAATACAATACTACTGAAGAACCAGTAGACGAACCTAAAATCGCAGTTACAGAAGTTAATGGAACAGCAGTTTTAGAACCAAAATATCAAAATATACTAGATGGAATTAATACATATTTAGAAAAATACGACATGACTATAGATCAATTTATGGAATCTGTATTTAAATTAAAATTCTTATTAAATCAAATAGCTGGTGGAAAGGTTCCAGAAGAAACTACATCTGCCGATTTAGCTCAAGAACCTGAAAACTTAGATGAAAGTACTGACACTGCTGCTAATGTTACAACTGAAAACCCAGAAGAACCAGCTGGAACTGAGATGAATGGAGCTACTTCAAATCCAGTCCAAAGTTTATTATCTGCAGTTGCTGATGAGATGAAAAATCCAGAAAATCAAACTGAAGAAGTAGTAGCACCAGTTGATAATACAGATAATGTAGAAAATACAGATGAAAATGCAACTACTGAAATAGAAAATGCAGATAGTCAAGTAGCTGAAACTATAACTACTGAATCTATTAATCCTGAAACTGATTTAATTAATCAAATGATGAAAATAAGTAATAATGATACAGAATTCTTTAATAATATGATTCAATACAAGGAAAGACTTTCAAATGAAACTATAAATGAATTAGTTTCTACAAAAATGTATGATAAAATACTTACAGGAATGACTGTATATAATATGATTAATATTCGTGAAGAAAGAGCAAGAAAGTTAGGTCTAGTATAATTACATATAATAAGGTAGAATATACAAACAGTATATTATAATAAAATTTAGGAGGAAACAAAAATGGAAGAAAAGAAAGAAGTATGGATCACATCGGTGAATACAACAGACGTACAAACTCAAGACAAGCACAGAGTTGCAATGTATATGAAAGGTTTTGATGTAGTAATGCACTTTGATAGACTTGAAGAGGTCCAAGGTAAAAAGACTTATGTTAATAAAACAATGTTACACATCAATAACTTAAACAATTCTGGTTTTGAAAACTTTTTTGGTATTTGTGTAGCTAAAATTGGAGCTGCTAGATATGATGATCAAGAAACTAGATATTCAGAAGCTGTTAAAATACATTTTGATGGAGTAAATGATTGTAAAGTAATTAGATTTACTTATTCTATAGCACCAGGTCAAAAATCTGATTATAAAAGAGCTAGACTTGCTAGTTTAAAGATTTATCAATTTGCAAATTATCAAGAAGCAAAACCATTTATGGTAAGACAACCAAATGGTTCTTATGACCAACTTCCAGAAACTAATTGTGTTTATACATTAAATCTTAAATTAATGCCTAGCATAAATACAACTGGTAATGGAGGAAGAAACTTATCTGAAGGAGAAGGTTTCTTACAAAGCGTACATACAATGCTAAATAATATCCAATCTGCAATTATGTATACAAGAGTTATTAACCATATAACATCAGAAGATAGTGCTTATGCTGCACAAAATCAAGCTTATCATACAGCTGTTAATAATGTAGCCCAAGCTGCAACACAAACTGCAGAAGCAACTGGAACAAACATCAACCATGCAGCTGAAGATAATTTAGATGAATATCCGTACTAGGAGGAATTAGATGGCGGGATTATTTGGAGGAAGCTCTCCAGAACTTGTAAAGAAATGGAACCTGTCTTCATTTATAGCTGAAGATAGTCCAAGAATACAAACTGGTACAAGTATTGCATCTGGTCTACCTGAAATTAAGTTATCTGATCTTAATAAGAATATTAAACAGATAAACCTTAATATGAGTAAGCTAAGTATGGAATATGATAAACTATTTAGAAAATTTGGTTTTAAGTCTGCAGATTTAAAGAAGTATATCAAAGTACTTCTAGAAAGAGACGATATTGGGGAGACACTATCAGCACTTGAAAATTCGGACATAAATATACTTATAAACCAAATGAGAATAATAGAAAATAAATCTAAACTGGAATCTGAAAGATTTAAACAGATTAGAGATGAAAAGAAACTACAACTTGATATACTTAAAGCTAGTGGAGCTGCAGTTGATAATTCTGGTACACAAGTAAATGTGCAACAAAACAGTCCAATTGCAGTTGCATCTATGGCTGGTAGAAATATCGCTCCTGGAACTATTGATTTAGGAGCTATTTCTAATGTACCAGTTATAGAACATCAAAGTACTACAGCTAATATACAAGTTCCTACAGAAATTCCGAAGGAAAAAGAGACTGTAGAAGCTGTAAGTAATGAGCCTATCCCAGCTAACTTTGTGTCTAATAGCTTACAATATGAGGCAAATAAATTAGACAAGGGAGCTGATGGCTCAAACCCCACTAGTCCAGCTAAGTCTACGCTAGACGTTATGAAAAGTATTGTAGTTGCATCAGATAACTTCGATGGAAGTACAACAATGGCAGACGTTCATAAGAATTCTGTAGATATTATGATGGAACGTATGAAAAATAAAGATAGTATGTTATCTCATAATACAAATCTATTAGGTCATAATCTTAATACTAGCTTAGCTGGTTTAAAAATGAAAAAGACTCCGCATACTCGTATTTTATATGTAAATGTGGACGATGGAACATTTTATGAAAAAGGTTTCTATTTAAATCAAGATGGAAGTATCGGGCCAGAACTTCCACCTGATAACTTTATACCAAGATCAGTTACTCATTTAGGTGAACTAGAATTTGATACTGTTAATCGTGAAGTTACAACTTATTATGAAGATACTGCTATTCCATATAGACTGGTGACAACATCATCTGGAATGGGAGAGTTCTATAATAATGAATGGAATGATAATAAGACAAATAAATACAGAATACCTGAAGATGTACTAGTGGTTTTGAGAGCTCAAGCAAATGCATAAAATACGGGGGCGAAAGCTCCCGTTTATGTACCGCTAAATATTTGGAGGATAAAAGATGGTGAATCAACTTAATAATTTTATTAATAACTTGAATAACACAGCATTAACAGCTTCTGAGGATATACTGAGATATATAAATATACCTAATATTCGAGATGATGAGAAACTTGCGAATTATATGACAATGCTTAAAGGGTTTAAAGAGATGGTAACTAATCAATTTAACATATTATATCAAAACAGTCAATCTTCACAATATTCTGATATATCGTATGATTTATGTTCTAGTACATTTCTTAAGCTATTAACATTTATGTTTGGACATGGAGGTATTTTATATCATCGTATATTTAATAATCATACTGAATTTGCATACCCGAAATCAGAAATCGAAGAGTACGGAGCTACAAATTTAATAATATTATGGAGAGATTTATTTACATTTAAGTGGAATACTTATACAAAAAATGATGATGCGTATCGTTCTTTTATTGATATTCAATTTATATTGGATAATACATACCAGGCGTTATTAACTGCTGTAAATAGTGCAGACGTTGATAGATTGGACGTGTATAATCAATCTATGTATAGTGTGAGGGGAAATGTGTTAAATATGTTTGTATCCAATTTTAATCAAAATGTACTAAGTAGTTTTATTAATCAAGATGACTATTATACTATATATAATGAACTAGATAACACTGACTTAATTGGAATGCTTACAGATTATGCTATACATAAGTCGTTTATTAATTATGAAACATCAATACCATTTATTTATTCTATTGTAATAAATGAAACATATATTCATTATATTATTAGAGATTATCTATATTATAATATAGTCGGGTTATTTGAATTATTATTTACAACAGTAGATAACTACCAATATATAGAAACATCGATCATTGCACAAGGAATTCGTATGATTATTGATAAAATAGGAGGTATTTAGATGAAATCAGTAGAACTTATTAATAACCTTATAAAATATATCATTGATAATTCTAAACTTCCAGATTATAGTGACATTGATACTATTACTAGACATATGAATTATGATTTGATAGATATAGAATTCGATGATAATGAATTATGGGATGCAATTGGTACACTATGTAATACATTAATTGCTAAAAAGATACCTGTATTCACT